TTCAGTTCTAAATACAGAGCTAACAGATGAGAATGAAGTAATAAAAAAACAAGTAATGGATTATTTTGTAAAGGTGCAAGCTTTTCCCGAAATCCAAGACACAGAATATATTATATCAAAGTCTGTAGATTTCTGTAGAAAACAAGTGCTCAAAAAAGCTATGATGAAATCTGTACCACTTCTGAACAAGTGTTCGTTTGAAGAGATAGAAAAATTAATCTCAGATGCTCTTCGATTGGGCATAAGTAACGATCACGGCTACGACTACATCAAAGACTTTGAGGCTCGCTTTATCGAACGAGCCCGTAACCCAGTAACAACCGGCTGGACAAAAATAGATAAGATAACAAAGGGCGGTCTTGGTCAAGGAGAACTTGTAGTTGTCGTTGCTCCAACTGGTGCGGGAAAATCACACGTTCTCGTCCACCTTGGGGCACAAGCACTCAAGCAAGGTAAAAACGTTGTTCATTTTACGTTAGAACTTGCCGACACGTCCGTTGCTCAACGTTATGATGCTTGTCTTACCGGTATTCCATTAGACGAGCTTATAAATCAAAAAGATGAAGTTTATAATGTAATCAAAGATATTGATGGGCAACTTATCGTAAAAGAGTTTCCAACTAAGTCTGCTTCTGTTGTGACGCTTAAAAATCACTTGGAAAAGATTAGACAAACAGAAATGGAAATTGACATGATCGTTGTTGACTACGGCGATTTGTTAAAAAGTTCAGTAGTTCGTAAAAATTCTGAGAAAAGACATGAATTAGAATCTATTTATGAAGAGCTACGCGGACT